AACCCATAAAGCACATCTTGCGAAGCTCGGCAATACCGTCACCGTCATAGTCAACTTTGGCGTAACCCTCAACATACAGCACGCGCTGCATCATTGGGTTGGCGCTCTCTGTTGGGAATTGCTGGTTGTTTAACGACTGACGAGCAATCGCCTCTTCGTTGTCGTTCAAGTCGGACGAGCCAACATAATCCATCACTTCGTCTTGGTCGTAACCCATTTCGACCAGCTCCCACACATAAGCCATCTTGCGATGACCGATGAACGGGGAGTCTTTGAACGACAAAGCCTGACGAGACAGCAGCAATTCTTCAGGTGGCAAGCAAGCCACATGAATACGCTTCTCGGTAATCACTCGCTTAATCTGCACATCGTGCAGCATAGGTTGCGGCATCTGAACAGGCTGACCCGTCATTGGGTCAATCATTGGCTGCATTTGCATTGCGTCTTCGTCAGGGTAAGACACAACAATCTTTGTCTCTGCCTCTGGCTCTTGCATCAGAATCTGCAAGGTTTGGTCGTCCAAACCCGAATATTCCTCAATGCGTACAGACTCGGTTTCCTCAACCCACGCCTTCATAATGCCACACTTACGCACCAGCGCGTCCTTGAAGGTCGCGTAAGCAATCATGAAACCGTTGTTATCGTTCTGGAACACATAGTTACAGTAATCAGTCGCTTGCTGCGCGTTTTTCACATCCTCTGGACCGCGAGGTGCGAACTCCACAACATTCTCAGAACTGAAGAACATACGCATCAGGCTTGGCAGCATTGCCGACACCGTGTCGCGCACCTCCATCGCCACGACCTGCGAACGACCTTCTTCCTCATTGCCGAACGGGTCGCCACGATAGTACTCAGTACCACGAGCGCGGATAGGTGACAGGTCTGAGTCAATGTATGACACAGCGTCTGTGATCTCTTGACCCATCATCGCCTCAAGCGTGGTGTCATCCATCTTGTCTGGCGCGTTCTCTTCGCTCTCAGGGTCAGCCGCCTCAAGTTGATCTTCAAGCGCGTCTTCAATCTTCTCTAATAAAGGATTCATTTTTTGCCCTTTTGCAGAATCACAAACATCGAGTCCACCGCCCTCGGTGTCCTCAAAACCTCATCTTGTGGCAATTTTAGGCTTTCCCCGAACTTTGAGAGACGAAATTCCAAGTGCTTCAAGAAAAACCGATCTTCCCAACCCAGATACCAATGCCAACTCGTGTAATACGCCCACGACCTTTCGTTAAACGCACGCACATGGGTAGGGTCTTGCCACGCCCCAAGGCTCAAGTCATAAGGCACATGAATGTGCATCTCACCATCATCAGCCAGCAAGTCCTTGCAATTGGTCATTGCCTTGACCAAATCAGGAATATGCTCAAGCACATCGTTCGCCAGAATCTTGCTGAACATCCCACGCTTGACAGGGAACTCGCCCAAACGGGTGACCAAAACCCCGTCCCAATACACATTCTGGATGTCAAGACACCAATCAGACTTGACCCTGCGCTCAACATCAGCGTTGATGCAGTCCTCGCGCCAATCACGACCACAACCCAAATTAAGAACCAAAGAAGTCTGCGACATATTCGGGACGATTAGCCTCTATCCAAGGTCTAGCTTGTGCGTTCAATGCCTCAACATCAGACCCAACTGTCTGCGAGCCGACATGATGCACATAGCTAGAAGAAACAAAATGACAGTACCCAAGACGATTCAGGTCAAAGCAGGACACATCGTCCGAGTACCAGTTAAGCGGTCCAAACCGACCATGCGCCCAAGCATCACGCGAGATGTAAGCAAAAATCGGTGCAATCACACCAGCCTCACGAATGAACGACTCGGACTTAAAGCGATTCATATAAAGTGGGTCGCCATCAGGGTTAAACCTAATATTCTGGCAAGCACGCACAGAATCGCTACGCGCTGCCACCCAACCGACTTGCGGCACAAGCTCTCTAATAATCTCAACATCCTCAAGCAATCGCTGGTAGCTGGTCGGCGTTAAGACAACATCGTCATTGCAGACGATGCAGCCCTGCGCGTACTTGAGCGCGTCATCTATGACTTCGTTGTAGTCATCGCCAAAGTTACGCGCCTCGCCAAAGATCAGTCGGCAGTTCTCATACCCACCGATCACCTTCTCAGGACCGCGAAGATAAATAAACGCCTCTGGCGCGTATTGCTTGATTGACTCCAGCAGTACAGGCAATCCCTTGCCGTGTACTGTGGATATGCAGATAGGTATCACTTTTTCTTTGGCTTCTTGGCTGTCTTCGCAGCAGCCTTAAAGTCAGCAGCAGAAGGCGCTGCCTTGCTGCCGACCTTGTTCATCTTCTCGCCTGAACCAGCTTTGATGCGTTCACGCTTGGCGTGAATGTTGGCGTATAGACCTTGCTTCATTAGTCCATCTCCCCTGCATATTCGCTGTCGCTGCTACCTTCGTTCTCACCGCGATCAGGTCCACCAACGACCCAAGCATCGCAGGTGCGATTAGCCGCGCACTTGAAGTCAAAGATTTCGCAGTAACCCAAGTCAGCCAGCTTGATCGCGCCCCAAGGGTCAGCCTCGTTGCCGATACCTTCTGCAATGCAGTTACGCATCTTGTCGGACACGACAAACACAGCGCAGTTGCCGCAACGCGACTTCTTGGCATCCTCAACAGACACATCCCAAGTGTCAGCCTTCTTCTGCCAGAAAGCCGTGTTAGGCAGGTTTGGGTTCTCAGGACCATAAGCCGCAGTCGTGATCGCTTTGGCTCGGTTCTTCAGATTGACCGTGATGTCCTGTGTAGCAATCGGGCATGACTGATCGCTCTCAGTCATCATCTGGCGCATCGCGCCTTCGTATTGATTGGTAGCCATTACTTCATCTTCTTTTTAGGTTTGACACCAGCCGAAGACAAGGCAATCGCCAAGCCTTGTGCCTTGCTCTTGACAACTGGACCGCCCTTGCCTGAATGCAAAGTGCCAGCCTTGAACTCGTTATATACCTTCGAGATTTTCTTCTCGGTCTTGGTCTTCTTCATAGATCACCCCTTCAAAGTAAATTGACAGACACAATTATGCAACCCGCGACAGGTTTCTACGCAATGGCTGCGACCACTTGTTTGACGCAGCCGAACCAAACATCCCAATCGTGGCATCGGACGCAAAGGTCAAGACAAACGAATCTGCTTTGTCTGGAGACTTCAAGCCGCGCTTGCGAATATCGTCCTTAGACTCAATCTGAATCTTGCCGTTGCTCGTGAAGAAGTAACGCACAGTCGCAAGCTCTGCCACCAGCTCCTCATCATTAGGAATGATGCAGTCACGCGCCTCAAACCACGCCTTGCACTTGTACCAAAGCTCGGCACGCAGGTTCTTATAAGTAGTTCCCATTGCAGGACTCTCGCTCACATTGATGCCGCGAACAGGTAAACCCAACTCACGCAGACGATCAACCACGCCAGCGCCCAAGCCAATCGAGTCCACCAATATCTCATGCGGTCTTTGACTTGGCGCTAATGCTTCCCACTCAGCCACCACAGCACCAGTCAACTGCATCAAGTCCAAGTTCTTCCACACCTTGATCGGCTCAACCAAGCCGTTACCCTGACGCTTGGCAAGAGTAGACCTGTCGCCGCCAAAGCGCGCCACATCAACGCCCCAGATCAATTTAGCCGACTTGCTGACCTCAACATCGCGGTGCTTTGCCAGCTCCAGCAACTCCATCGGGATGATCGTGTCATCGTCCGACCTCGGGAACTCGCCAAGGACGCGAATGCGATAAGCGTTCGACTCCTCGCCGTAACGCGCCTTCATCTCCTCGACATACGCCTCGCTAACCCGTGGGGAGTCAACGCAGGACACCTTCATCGTCACCCAATCATTCGCCAGACGGTTTTGCGTGTCATAAAAGAACCCGCTAGACCGTACAGGGTTGCCGAGCAAGAGAGTCACAGCGTTGTGACCAGACATCGAGCCAGCCGCTGCCTCGAACACCTGTTCAGGTATACCCGATGCCTCATCAGCCACTAGCATCACATTGTCTGAGTGAACACCCTGCAAGGCTTCAGGCTGCTCAGCTCGGCTCGTCCTTGCGGACACGAAGGCTTCGGTCGCAGCTTCCTTGACCTCAATGCGGTCTTGCTTGACCTCGAGCATATCCCTGAGAGTAGGTGGCAGTTCTTTGACCCAACGCTTTAACTCAGCGAACAAAGCGTCATATAGCTGGCTTGAGGTGGGCGCTGTCACCACGACCTTGACGGGGTAGCGCAGTAACAGATACCAAATGATCGCCCATGACGCTGCCGTGGACTTGCCGACACCGTGACCAGACCTTACGCTGATTCTTCGGTTTCCAGCCGCGATGTGATTAAGGAAGGTGCATTGCCACTCATCAGGGCTGGTGTTCAAGACTTCCTTCACGAACAGCACAGGATGATTCTTGTAACGCGTGACGAACTGCACGAACGGGTTAGCCGCTAACTCATTGAGCTTCTTCTGGTGCGCGTTGTCCAGCCTCTCCTGAACTTCAGGATGCAGCTTGATCTTCTTGTCAGTTGATTCTGTTGTCATGCAGGTATTGTTTCAGATTTTTCTTCAAAATTTTTTCTTGGGGCTGTGGGATGTGGGGTGGGGGTAGGTGGG